TTTCTATTGTGCAGCTTCTTGTTCTGCAACTGTAGCATTACGATTAGCAACAGCTTGGTTATATTTACCAGCCGCTCCTTGTTGTTGAAATTGTGCTACACCTAATCCAACTACTGCTGCTTGCCAACCCATTAGAATATCCTCGCATATCTGTATTGATGTGAACCATCAAAGCCATAGTGTTTCATTAAACCCTCATTCTCTAAACCTAACCATTTAGCAAATCTTAAACCTTTATCAAAATCTACCCTTACAGCAGTTTGTACTCTTTTAATATTATTTTTTTTAGCAACAATAGCAAAATCTTTTTTGATTGCTTTAGATACTGGTAATGGATGATTCCAAACTTCATGTGTAGCAATGACCCAACCTTATGCAACTTGACCCCAAATCATTTTCATACCTGCGGCAAAGATAGGTTTGTCATTAACAGTACCTGTAAAAGTTAAATTCTCTTCTACTAAATTTATTGCGTCTCCTCCAAACTTAGCATCTTCATCCATTAATTTATGGTTTAATTGACATGATAAAATAAAATTACCATGCTGTGAAGTATAAGGTACTATATGTAGTTTATTATCCATCATTTGTTACTAGCCTTGGGTATAACGATAAAATTGTAAAAGGTAAAGGTTGAGTTTGTCTAACATAGATAAACCCATCTGTCTAGTAATTTCCTCTAAATTCTACCTGTTTGTCTCCTGTAAATGGTGGTATTCCTTCATCCATTAAATCAGCAGAATTTGTAAAAGGTATTCTTTCCATATCAGATAAATTAGATCCAACCTCTACACCAATTGTTTCAAACATTCTTACTGTAATATCATATATTCTTTTAGTCTTACCTTGTGATGTACCATCTTGTGATCCAGCATTTAATCTCATTGTTTGTAATAAAGATGTATAGTTTATCTACTTTAACACTTGTGCAGACGATCTAAACTAATGCACCAGAAGTAACAGTTCTATTTGGGTGCGTTGCACCATCTGTTAATACTCCAACCACTTGTCCTTCAAGGTGATCTAAACCAGAAAGAGTTGTAACTGCTGCACCACTATAACTTAAAGCACTATCTAAAAAATTAAATGTAGTCTTATCATTTTTATCAAAGTCAAAGACATTTAAGTATTCAACATATCTTCTTGTAATTCCATTAACTGTTCTTTTAACAATTACCCATACTTGATATTCTGTATCATCAGTTGGAATAACTGCGGCACTTTCAATTTGAGACTTACCTTCATTTACTGCTGTTAATCTTATTGAATCAAAAGTTTTAATTGTTAAATATCCTGTTGATTCATGTGAGGTTTCAGTAACAGTTACAACTGCACTAGCTACTGTTGCAGTAAAATTAGCGTGTGCATTAATAGCTGTTTTTAAATTAGTTGCTGTAGCATTATTACTAGTTTCAGTTTTAAATTCATTTGTTCCAGCAGTACCTGTTGTTGATGTAAAGGTAACAGTTGTACCATCTGATTTTGATAAAATTATTTTATTAGCAGTAGCAATGTTTGCATAATCAGAAACTGTAATTGTTGCTATACCAAATCTACCACCAAAAATATGTCTATGCCAAGCTGTTACTTGTTGTTCTCTTTGATAAGTTAAACCTACCATCTCACCATCTCCTCTAACTCCATAAATAATTTGGTTAGGTTCTTGTTGATAAGCTATTTGTGTTAGACCCCCTTCAGTAACGTGTTCTGCAAGAATAGTCATGTCAGGTGCAACATATCCATCTACATCAAAGTTGTAAGCTAGTTCTCTAATTTTTCTTTTAGCACGTTGCAAAAATAATGTGGCGTTACCTACAGCTATAGCATCTACATTTGCAGCACCATGATTAGATTGTTTTTTAATTAGAATGTTAGTTGGTGTAACTGCACTATCTGTACCACCACCAGATACAGTAAATTCACCACCTGCTGTACCTATAATTAAAGTTCTAGTAGATGTCATAAACCTAATGGCATTTACTTGGTTAGATGCAATAGTATAAATGATCGCATCATCATCAGCTATTGTTCCGCCAATGTTTGCATCCATGTTTTCATAATCACCAGACCTTGAAAAAAAAATACTTTGTGGTTGATTAGTTGTTCCTGCAAATACCAATCTTTGTTCAAAGAAAGTTACACAAGAAGGGTGTCCTGTAGTATCTGAAAATGCTCCAAGATACCAATCCGCAATAGCACTAGTATCAGTAAAAGCTGTAGTAATTGTAACCACCACAACTGTTGTACTTGTTATAGCTGTAATTACTGCATAACCAGCATTAAAATGAATTTGTCTACCTACATCAGTTGATAAAAAACCTGATCCACCATTTATTCCAGTAACCGCAGATGCTGTTACATTCACTCCAGTTCCTACTGCTGAAGATGCTGGTGTTAAAGTAGTTGTTGTAATATTGGCATCTTGAAATGGTCCTTTAGTAAAATCAACATCTGCTAATGTCCAAGAGGTATGACCAGTACGAGATAATTTTTCAACTTCATGTGAAGGATGCGTAATATACATAACATCAGCAGATTGTGCAAATTTAATATCAAATAATTCTGCAGTAGTATAAGGAGAAGCAATTGTATAAACTCTGTTCATAGTTCCTGCTGAACTATAAGTAGTAAAGCTTGTAGTGTTAATTGCTACACCATCTTTATCTGTTAAAGAAAAAGTATTAGCATCTATTTTAACAACTAAAAATCTTTTATTGTTAAGTTCTGTCATGCCAACAATAGCAGTAATAAGTATTTCATCTCCAGTTAAATAACCATGTGAACTACAAGTAATTACTCCTGGATTAGCTTTTGTAATTGCTGTTATAGTTTTATCACCTTCTAAAATAGAACCATTATCTTTATAGAATCTTATTTTTAAATTTGAGAACTCCAACATATAAGTTTGTGTTGTTGAAAATTCAAAAGGAATTAATCTTGTTTTATTATCGCTATCTGCAACCTCTGCAACAAATGTTGTACCTGGTCTACGAGCAGCAGCTCCATGTGGATATACAACTAAGTTTTCTAATGTTGAGCAACCAGAAGAATATTTGGTTAAATCATTTCTACCATCTAGTCTTGGTGATAATTCACCGCCTGTAAAGTTTGTTAGCTCAACTGCAACTCTAGCCATTGATTAAAACCTTGAGTTTATAAAAGTACCTGCGTCTATAACATCTGTCATACCTAGGTCTTGTTCTACATTTTGACCTTCAGTTGAATCTACAAATCTAGCATCTCTTAATTTATCTTTAAACAGTTCATACATATTTTTAGCTGTTTGATTATTAGATGTAACTCCAAAAGCAATGTCAGCACCCAATGATGCAGATATTGTTTCTCTTAATAACTCGTCATATTCATTGGGATCAGTAACTCTTGAAACATATAATATTTTCATAGTCTCACTATTACTTAAAACTTTTCTACCCTCTACTTTATAATTCGTATCGTAATCTAATATTCTAAGTAACCTTAAACAATCTGCTGGTAAGGTATAAGAATATTTAAAACCCCAAGTAGGTGCAGAAGCATCTAAAGCTAACTCTATTCTTTTTTGTAAACAATTCCAAGGGTGTGTTCTAAACAAAGCATCTCTAACTTGAGTGTATCTTGAGTTACAAAGTCTAGCGTTTTTTGAATCTTCTGTTAATGAAAGTATTGTTGTAGCTCCCAGTTGATTTAATGCTCCATTACATATTCCTACTACTGATGCCATATTACTTCCTTATTATATACTTGCGTCTGATTTGTCTATCTTTTTTTAACGCAAAATTCTCTACTGTCTTTCTGTTAGTGTCAAACCATAATGATTTTACCATCATTTGAAATCTGTCTACTAATACATACCTGTAAATGTAATGTCTTTTTAAGATGTAATACAGGTTTTAAATCTTTAATTTGTTTCATGCACTTTAGGGGGTTTCTACTCTTGCTTCCACCCCCTAAAATTTTATTTATTAATTAACTACGTAACTAATATTCCAATTTAAAGTACCAGCAGTACCACCAGTTGCGTTAAAAGTAATCGCAACATAGAAGTATCCACCTGGATCTTCGCTGTCTCCAGCTAATTCCCATAGCTTTTGAGAGCCAGTATTTAGATCAGCAGCTTCATAACGAACATCCGCCATAGCAGCAGCATCAGCTACTGAAGTTGCGAAAACATCTTCGTCTTTTTCTACACCAGCTGACGTATAAATACCAACATTGAATGTACACGAACCACCGAATGTGTCTGAACCAACAAATAAAGTTGGAACAGAAGCATTACTAGGGATAGGTGCAAGCATAACAATATCGTTATCTGTACTGTCTCCAGCAGCAAGTTCTACTGAACCGTGAGCTGTTCTTAAAACACCAGCTAATTCAGCAGCACTATTTGCAACTTGAGGAGTAGCTTCAAAGTTAGCTACAAGGTCTGTATTTTTAGTTGTCATATATATCTCCTATTAGGCTTCGACTGCAACAATTGGAACAACTTTCGCAGATTCCATTCTTGTAGCACCGATTGATTGACAGTAATAAACTTGTGTAGCATACGATTTATCTGCTCTTTCATCTATTCTTGCGGAAATATCTTTTCCGATTCCTAGTAAAAGACCATCTTCTGCGTAAGCAATACACGTTCTATCATTACCTGATTTAGGTAGTCTATTTGTTACAGTAAATTTAAAACCAAGATAAGTATCAAGTTCGCCTTGCACAAGTGCTTTGACGGTATTGAAATCTGAGCTTGTAACTTCTGAATCACCTAATAGATTACCAAGTTGCTCTGGACCGCACATAATGTGTCTAGGTATAGAAGGGTCAACGTCTGCTTTGTCTAGTAAATCTTTTGCTAAAATTAATTTAGCAACAGTTAAACCAGATGTGCCTGCAACAACACCAGTTTGAACGCTTTCCGTTCCAGTACCTGTCTCACCTGTGTAAGCAGTTCCTAAAGCGGCTGTGATAATAACATCATCCATTGCTCTTCCCATAGCCATAGCTGCGGCTTGTGCGTAAGATGATGTAGGGTCTATTAAAAGACGTACTTTGTCTTGTTGATCGATTAGATCAGCAAATTCGTAATCTCCAAGAGATACTCTTCTTCTTGAGTGAGGTGTATCTATTTGAGGAGTGTCCGAATGTCTGCTAGTTTTTAACTGAGCAGTTACTTTTCCAACTTGATCAAAGAAAGCATTTTTTCCTACAACGCTTTCAACTCTGACTTTGTCTCTTAATAATGATCCCATTTGTTGAGATAACATTTGTATGTTAGCAGAATACTGCTCTACAAATGCTGTTGTATTTGTGATGACATATTTGTCTCTCCATTATTAT